TATTAGCCCCCGCGCCTTACACGCAATGAATAAGAGCAAAATTAATAACAACTGCCTCAGACAAAGAGCCGCCCGAGATGTTGCGTAGGGTGATAGACGCAGAGCCTGCGCTTAAACCCGAAACCCAACAATTGTAAGCGCCCGAAGTAGCGCCGCCACTTACGTTCAAAACCAAAATGTCATTTGCAGAAATGAACGAGTTGTTTAACGTGAAAGTCACGTTAGTTACGCTCGCCAACGCTGCGTTGTTCATCGTGATCTGACCGGCTGATTTGTCAAGCGTAACAGCCGTAGACTTGCTGGTCGCTTGGGTCACAGTACCTTGAGCGTCTGCCGTGTAGCCAAACTGTTCAGCGGACAGCACATATTGCGAGCCGATGATGTCTTGGTCTGTAAAAGCAACGCCAATAGGTTTAGTGTTTGACATAGCTGATCCTTTTAAAAATAGGGGGCGAACCCCCTATTAGTTACGCAATACGGTAAGCCGTCCAAGTGCCAACGCCGGTCTTGCGCGCGAGCCACTGCGACGACGTGTTAGCCGACACAGCAGCAGTGCCAACAAGGGTCCAGCCCGTACCAGCGGTTACGGTTACAGCGTCTGTACCATCGGTATTAACGATAGCAAACGTGAACGCTGCGTTAACTTTAGCTGCTGAAGAAATTTCATCTTCAAGCAACGCAACTGTGGGTAGCGTCATTGCGCCAGCCGTACCATCAAACGTAAACAAACCGTTTGCTAGTTGTGCTGCCGTAACGGTAGCTGCGCCAGTTAGCGCCGTGGGTGCGCCCTGAACGAACAACAAAGCCTCGCCGGTATTACCGTCGTTGTACTGATAGCCACCAGCACCATTAGGAATTGCCATGATAAATCCTTTCAAAAAATAATTGGGTAAGGGGGCCGAAGCCCCCTAGATCGATTAACCCCAGAGACGGACTGCCATTTGCGGACGGATCACGCTGTAGCCGTACAGCACGTCAATACGGCAGGGCATACGGTCGTTGTTGATGTCGTACTGACGAACAATACGCATCGAAATACCGTTATGAACCTGACGCGACGCCATGTCAACGCCTTGCGGCATCATCAAGTCGGCAGTGGCAAAAGTGATAGCGTCTTTGTGGTAGACGAGGTTTTGTGGGTACTGGCTAGACGCTGCACCGACAAATACAACAGCTTTGCTAGCAGCAGGAAGGCTGGCAACAGTAGCTAGAGCATTACCGGAAGAATAGATTGGAGCAACAGTGATGTTACCTGCGCCAGAGCCATTCAACGTGACGTCAACAGTCGCAACAAACTGGAACAGCGAACCAGTGGACTCGCGGGTTTGTGGGTTAACAGCATAGCAGTCAGCCACGGTAAACACATCGCCAGCTTTAACGGTTGCGCTAGCGCCAGCGCCTGTGATAGCGATGGTGGTTGCGCCTTCGCTTGTTACAGCAGCGGACGTTGTACCGCCAGTAGCCGTACGCGAGCCGGTCGTGAACTGCTTGATTGACTGAGACATGTTGATTTCATCAAACCCAAGCACACCCATACCCATCATGCCGTTCTTAAATTGGCGACTGATAGTGTCTGTGGGGTTGAAAAGACCTTTCATACCTTCAACCAAACCAGCGTTAGCAGCGGGGTTGACTGTAGCGTAACGGGGAGACATAACCGCAGCGTTTTCGTTAAGTTTCTGCTGTGCTTGCAACAGAACTAACGACGTGGCAGGTGTTGTTCCTGGCGTACCAACGGTGTTACCAATGTACTGATACGAATTGGCAACGTCAGCGTCGATGCTAGCAGCAAGCTGGCTGATACGAGGTTTAAGCACGCGTTCTGCGAAGTCGTCTAACTGCAACGTCAATTCAGCAGACGTGAAGTTAACGCCAATGTGCTTTTGCGTAGCAACCGTCAACGTGGTGTACTGTTCGTTATCACTTTGAACTTGCAGTGCAGCACCGTCCGTCACAAGCGCACGGTCCGGTAAGCGGATACGCAGGGTCGAACCAATCTTAGCGCCTTCGACGGCAAAACTGTCGTCGTACTGACGATTTACGTTGCGAGTTAAGACAAGATTATTCTCAAGGATTTCAAGCGCCTTGCGAGTAATCATGTCGATGGTAAGTAGGCTATTTGCCATGACAATTCCTTTTCAAAAAATTAGCGGACTCGGTTTTGAGCTTCCCACTTCTTAATCTGCCTTTGACGCTCGGCTTCAATCCACTCTGACGTTGACATTTCCTTAATCGAACGCGGGTCAGTCGTGTCTAAAACTCTTGCGTTGCCACCCCGAGGAGTGACGGGCTGAATCGGCGCTGGGGCGCTCGACGATTTCTTAACAGGAGGATTTTCACTTAATTTAGCTTCAATCTTCCCAATCTCTTTTGCCTGCAAAAAAGGCGACAACTTGGCAATACGATCGGCTTCTTTCGGATTAGAACCAAGGTAGTAAGCCACCTCGGGGCCAATGTCAGACGCTTGAATCGTTTCAGCCATCACTGACGTAATTGGAAGACGAGGGTTGTACGCGACCTGTTCAAAATCTTCGTACTTAGTTCGTGCTTCTTCTTCGCGCTCGTGATAGACCTCAAGAATTTCGGCTCGCTGTCTTTCTGCATCCCGTCGGGCAAGTAGTTCGGCAGCTTTTCGTTCGGCTAACGCTTCCGCGTATTCCTCAGTCGAAGCAAAACTATCTTGCGCGGGTAGATCACCAGACGGCATATCGGGCGTTGATGCCCGCAGCTTTTGTTCTCGTTCCCACTTGCGTTGCTCTCTTGCAAGGCGTTTGCTGATCATCGCGTCAAGTTCAGCCTGGGTAAAACGCTTTTCCTCAGTCTGCTCTGGCGCTTGTTCAGCGACCTCCGGCGCATTTTGTGCAATCTCCGTAGTGGCCGTCACCTCGGGTGCTGGCGCGGATTCTACTTCCGCTAAGGTTTGACTTTCGTCGCTCATGACTTACTCGTTAGAGTCCCGGTCTACTGGGCCGGTACAGTTAAAACATCATATCTTACAGAAGTTAATGTGGCAACTAAGCTGTCAACGCTGCAACTTTAGCTTGGAAATTTTTAACGCGTATTTCTAAAGCAGTGGTTTCATTCTTTAATGCTTCTCGGTCATTTGCTAACGCTTTTTGAGCAGCGACTAATTCAAACTCGCTGCTCTCTAACGTTTTTTCCTTTGCCGTAACAATTTTTTCGCGGGCGGCGACTGCTTTTTCACGGGCGTTTGTATCATTAATCAACGCCGCCATTTCATCTTTAATCTTTTGGGCTTTTTCAATTGCTTCATCTACAACCCGTTTAGCAGCTTCTTGATCATATTTCGCATCGGCACGTATAGCTTCGGCTTCTTTTTTAGCCGCTTCAAGCTCTTGCGCTGCTTTTTTACGATCTGCAACAGCGTCTTCGGCAGCGGTTAACGCGCCTTGACGAGTAGCTAATTCATCACGCAAAACAGCCATTTCAGCCAAGTCTTTAGGAAATTGCTTGGTGAAATAATCCACGTAATTCATCATCGGGGCGTCATTAGATATGTTCATGCTGACCTCATTAAGAGTAGTAAGTGATGTTTAACTTAGCGCCAGCAGATTGCTCAATGAACTTAATTTGGTTGATGTCGCCGTCGTATTGCAACGTAACACCAACTGCTAAAGGCATACCCACTGTTGAGGTGGGGTTCACACCATCATCGCGCCAACGAACAGCCTGCCCTTCGGGAGTAATAATAGCAATACGAGGCGACCCCGCCAAGCCTGCTATGTCTTTTTGAGGTACAGTTAACGCAGTAGCAGAACTTAAACTGGTGATCTGCTGGTAACCAAGTACCGATGTAATTGCCTTAAGATTGATTGCCATCAAAATCTCCTTCGTTCAGTAAACGATCTTAACCTAATAACTAACTGTTCAGCCCCGTCTAGCGTACCAAATTGATCTATAGCTGTGGCTGTTTCTGCAATAAGAGCTTGCAGTGTTTGCGGTATAGATACTTGGTCAGTTGCGTTAATTAATTCAAGAATGGCGGCTTCAAGACTTAGTAATGTTGCTAATTGGTCTGAGCTAGTTGCAAGCTCTGAAACAATTGCTTCATAAGTCAAAGACGCTGAAAAATCATCAAAAACAGCAGCAAACTCGCTGATATTACCAAACTGGTCTTGCCCTTGATTAGCTTGCTCAGACGCCGTAGCATTTTCGCTGACACTGCCGGTTACGTCTATAGATACCGTTAGTGCGTCTGATCCTGTGCTAGATTCTGTGACTGACGCTACTAAAGTAAGGGTTGTTGAAATAGCGTCAGTAGCTGTTGCAGTTTCTGCAATAAACGCTTGATAGGCTATTTCTGACGCAACGGAATCAGAAGCAGATGATGTTTCACTGACGGCACGATCGTAAACAATGTTTGCGTCAGCAACGTCTGTACCCGTAGCCGTTTCCGCAACGGCTGAATTAATCGTTAGGATTGCATCGGTAGCGTCAGTGCCAGTAGCTGTCTCGGCTACTTCCTTTTGATATGTGTTGGCACCCGATACACTGATCGCTGAGAATGGCGCAGTTGAAAATGGGTCAAAGCCGAACACATTGTTGCCTTATATGAGCTGTGCGGTGGTGAGGTTTGATATTTGGTCTGTCGTTAGAGCTTCTGAGATTGTAATGGGTATTGCTTCTGAAGGCGATGTTTGCCAAGCACTCTCAACCCAAGCCCTGTCTGCATGGTTCCAGTTCCACTGCCATCCCGCCCTGTCTGCTGGCTTAGGGTCTCTGATGATCCATTCCCAGTTTAGCCATACCAACTCTTTGCCATCAGGAACGTCTGTCGGAGGCGAAGGAGCCTGTTGCCAGCCTTCAGTACCGTCTGTTTCAGTGCTTGGGATAGACCCGTTCTTTGTCCAGTATTGCATGGTCTGGTCCTATAACGTGGGAAACGCTGCTGTTGGTGAAGCAGTGATGGTTCTTGCTACACCTCTAGTAATACGGAAGTCTTGGAAATACGCATTACATAGCCTATTACCTGTTGTAATTTGAGCACCAATAGTTGTTGCTAACGTTGGTGTGTTAAGCGTTGATGTGTTGGTTACCGTTGTGCCTGACTGAGTACCATTGATAAAAATCTTGTAGTTGCCAGAACTATCTTTTGTCATTGCAACATATTGCCACGACCCTGTAGTGATTGCACCTACTGCACTAGTTACTGTAAACGCCGAATTTGAGTAATAAAACGTAACGCTGATCTGACCATTGGTCTGCACTGTAAATTCAAACTGTGAACCAGAAGCAGTGCTGTTATTTGTCTTTCCAACTACGGTTGCAATCGCAGCCAGACTATTGAAGTAACTCCAAAACTCAATCGTGAACGGTGCTGTACCACCAATATCATTGACCGTATTGAAAGGCGCTATAAGCCAGCTGTTAGTGCCATTAAGGTAGATACTGCTTCCACCGAATTGACTTGTCGTGGTGCTGATTTGCGCTGACCCCACCGTCTCCAAGTCATTCTTACTTGTAGCATCGTAGATACCGGCGTTGGTGAAGTTGAGTAGTAGGGATGTGTTTGAAGCAGTAACGCCTTGGCTGCTCGTCGTTAACGGACTCGTCGGAGGCGTAAAAATCTGCGCCCCAATAGTTGTGCTTGATGTTGCGTATGTTGTTGGGATTTGTCCTTTTACTACTCGGACATTAGCCAGATAACCTGTTATTTCTTCTGTTAATGCGTGAGATGACGTACCAATGTATAAAGAGTTTTGAGCAACCGAATTTGTATTAGCGCCTGTCTGTTTAAGAACCCCATTTACAAAAATTCTTGAAGTTCCGCTGGCTCTTGTACAAACAACGTGCTGCCATTGGTTTACGCTTAATGCAGACGTAGCGTTAATTTGTGAGTTTGCCACCCAAAAATAAAGTGTTCCGCTTGCTTGAGCAACATGAAACCCAGTTGTGTAATCGGCTGAAACATAACCACCATCAACTCCAAGCACAGTCGGGTAAGTCCAAAACTCAATAGAGAAATCGCCTGTACTCATAGCCCAGGCAGCATTGCTTCCAGCGGCTAAATAATCCCCACTACCATCAAAATACCCACTCCCACCATTAGTCGCAGCACTCCAGCTTGCAGTGGGGTTGAATGGGGAGAAGGCTTGGACGGATGGTGAGCCAGTAAGGGTAATTGTCTTAGCTGTTGTTGCTGTATTGCTATCAATAAAACGGTTAGCCTGACATGTAAGCAATGCTTGATTTGTTGTTGATGTGCTTAGTGGTGTTGTCGGTACTGTGATTGTTGAGCTTGCAGGGTCGTAAACATTTGAGCCACTAACAAAGCTAACATTAGACATGTAACCTGTGAAATACGAACTTGCGCTATTTGGAAATGCTCTGCCAATTGTTAGTGCAGTCTGCCCAGGAGATCCTGATTTAGTAACCGGAGCGGCAAGCCGAGTACCGTTAAGAAATACAGCACAACTATTGCTGCTGTTCCTAACAAGCGCAAAATGGTTCCACTGATTTAAATATGTTGCCCATGTAAACGTAGCGATTGTTGTGCCGCCAGTAGAAGCATTACCAATTTGGATCTCACAATTTGCGCCAGTTTTCCATATAAGAATCCCCTGTGCAGGACTAAGACCACTAGCCCAAGTAGAAACTAGCCCTTGGGTAGCTGTTGCGCTATCAGTGCCGTAAAACCAAAACTCAATCGTGAATGCACCGGCTGGATTGAAAGCTGCATTACTTGTATCTAATGTTGAACTTCCGTTGAAATAATTCCCCCACCCAGTCTGTGAGAACGGGCTAAAAGTACCCTGTGTCGTGTTGCCGTTGCGGGTGATGGTGAAGTTATTGGTAGAACCGTCTAAGAACGTATTGTTCTGTGCGCCATTCGTACCGTTGCCAGGAAGCAGTAGCGTGGTGTATTCGAAGTACTGATCGGCGGCAGAAGCTGATGCAGATACAACAGCGTCGGTGCCTGTAGCTGATTCACTTAACAACGCAGCATAAAAATTAGGCCATGTATTTGCACTTCGCCTAAGTTGCGCTTCAGTTAAAGACCAAACACCCGAGAATGACGTATTAACTGGGCCAATAATCCCGCCGTTACCTCTTGGCATGGTAACTCCTAGCTAATATCTTCGTAAGAACAAACTACTTTTAAGTCGTTTGCTGTGCCAGCCGTAGCGCCTAATGACGTATTTTCTTCCAAGTAAACATACGCGTCTTTATCAATTACCACCAGCGTAGCGTCTGCCGGTACTGAAACCGTCGAAGCAATCGGTGTTGCCGTGCCGCCCAAAGCCGCTGCCGAGTAGTAGTTAATTGTGATCTCTGCTGCTGAAGTCCCATCCACGTTGGCTACGTAAAGCGAATTAATTTTTAGCACTTTACCTGAAGACGCAGCATTGCTTAAGATGGACGTAGCGGAAGTTGTACTTAAATCAACCGTTACCGATTTGCCGGTAATTGTAGTTGGCGATACTAAATTTGGTGCTGCCATTTGCTATCCCCAAATCATTGCTGCTGTAACAGGACTCATTCCACCGCTACCAGACACGGTTGTCCAAGAAGTAACGCCAAAACCGTTGGTTGTAAGAACTTGCCCGTTTATGCCATCCGTCGTTGGCAACACTAATTCCCAGTCTGTTGCTAAAGATGAAGGCGCTCTAACACCAATAAAATTAGTATTACTTAAATTGTAAAAATTAACGTCGTAACCACCTTTAACCCTTAAGCCCCAAGTAGCATCCCAAGTCAAATCCGATAGGCCACCAAAAGCACCACCATTGTTATATTGAAGTTCGCCACTAGAACCGCCAGGAGAAGCACCAGTAGCTGTTATGGTGGTTGTGCCGTTGCCCGGAGTGAGTGTAACCCCAGTACCAGCAGTTAAACCGTAAGCAGAACGACTAGCTGGATATGTTACAAAGACGTTTTTAGTACCGGCACTAAAGTTAACCAAGCTACCCGAATTACTTGACGACAGTACCGTATCCCGAGATAACGTCGTACCAGAAGACGTGTATGTGCCTATACCAACTTCCCAGTTGGTGCCATCAGTTATCGTGTAAAAAGTTGTATTGCCGTTACCTACAGCAGCAAATGATTGAAACCCAGTAACCGCACCAGCAAGTGTTACTGTGCCGGTGCCTGTAGTTGTCGTGGTTTCTTGTACACGATCTGCAACGACAAAAGCCATTATGCAGCCAAGCTAAAAGTGTAAGTTACTTGCAAGGTGTCGCCGTTAACGACCGAGCGATCACCACCAGTAAAATCAGAAGCTGAGAACAGCGTGCCCGATGTACCCGAAGCTGCACTTGCTAAGAACGCGCCGCCAACCGTAGCTGTACTTGTGATGCTGTACGAAGCCTTACTTGCCGAGTTTGTAACAACTGAAGGGTTAGCTGTGGTTGCAGCAGCAAACGTAGCGGCAGGGCGATTACCTGAATACGGTGTAATCTCAGTCCAACCTGCATGTGAAGCTAGCGTATCTGAAGCTGCTGGCGTGTTAGAAGCCCCCGCACCGTACAACCCAATATACCAAGCAGTGATACGCGTCGTAGCGCCATCAAGTGCTGTGCCAGCCATATATTGAAGACCGACGTTAACTACGAGGTTTTTGGATTCCGCCGTCCATTTGAGCTTGCCATCTTTGTCATAGCACTCAAACGTAAATTTACCCATAGCACGGGCAGACTCTGCTGAACCGGGGCGAGCAATCAACCCGCTTGCTGTAACATCATTAGCTTTAGCTTTTTCCATCTTGGTTCCTTAAGCAAGAAATTTAAGTTTGTAGATTGTACTTAAATACAAGCCTACAATTTCATCAATAATGTTTTGCAGCGGAGTCTCTGCTTTATCACACACTTCATACCTGATTTTTTCGATTTCATCAACCTGATCTTGCATGAAAGCTAAGATATTAGAGGTTTTGCTTGCGCTCATCAATGAAATAGGCCCAATCAAGCCATGTCGGCCTTGATAGGCCTCCGCAAATTTGTCGGCTAAATCAATAATTTCATCATAAAACGTGTTAAGCGCCATGTGCTTACTAAAACTGCGGGTGTTTAGGTGCACAGAATGGGCAACATCTCGTGCCAAAAACAACATACCTACAAAATCAGCACATTTCATGCTCAACCCTCCTGAGGTACGACGTTAGGCATAGGTCTGGCTTGTTGCGCTTCTTCCTGACGGGCCATAATCTCTGCTTCTCGACCCATACCCTCAGGTTCTTCCATAATTGGGCCTTGCATTTGCTGAGGTGGTATCAAATCCCCTGCATCGTGCGCCGCAGCAATCGTGCCCATCACAATATCTTGAATTTGCTCCATCGTCATACCAGGCATTGTGGCTGAAATACGCTTAGTTTCAGCATCAAACGCCTTGATTTTAGCCTCAAACTCACGTACTTGTACGTCCCTAGCCTCAATCGATTGATTGACGTTCATCAGCATATCGTGCATTTGCTGCATTTCCATGCTCATTGCTTCAATTTGCTTTTGAGCTGCTTGCAACGCTGGATCGTTATCTTGATCAGCCAGCAGTTGGGGGTCAATCGTCTTGCGAAGACGTGCCGCCATCTCTTGAGCACCAGGCCAATCCATGTTTTTAACAAACAAATCGCCTGCAACAGCCCACAAATTGGGGTTGCCCTGCAAAATCTGAGACATAGCATCCATCGACTCTTGGCGCTTGGTCATGTAGCTTGGTCCAGTGGTCACCACCACGTCGTAACGACCAACGGAAGGGTTGTAAATCTTATCGAGTACCACGCCCGTCTGGTCCACAATCTTTTTGACCGGCTCTTGTTGGGTTGGATCGATCTTGACCATGTTGGTCTCGCCATCAATACCAACAATCCTAGCAATACGCTGTGTATCGTAGATTTTAGGTATTAAGTCCACCAACTGACGGGTCACATAACGCACAGCACGCGCTAAATTATCTACATAGTGGTATGTGCCGTTGTCAGATTCCTTCTGCCTAGCTAAAATAGCACGTCCAGAACGCTCGTTTGACACTTGGCCCAGACTCGCATCGTACTGGCCTGTGGTAGCTTTTATGTCTTCAGACGCCCCCATTTTGGCTTGAATGAGGCCTGTTTGGGGTAGTGGTGGTGCGGCACGCTGTGGCAACGGCAATATTGACCCAGCACCATCCGTTACATCGGGATTGACCTCTAAATACGGCCAGTTTTGCGTATTAGCCGTCTTCCACTGATACTCATAACCCTCAAACTGACCACCGTAGCCAATAAATGGGGCTTTAGGGGCAAGCGCAAGCATTTCAGCTTCTTGGCTTGTCCAGTAGTTGTACATCCGTTGGGCATC